ATGAAAGCATTAGTAATCTATGACGACACCGGACGTATTTGGACTATTATGTATGGCGAGGAACAGGTACCACAAGGCCTGCAGTGCATCTGGGTAGATATCCCAGATGGTGCGAGACTGGACCATATTGATGTGACAAATGCCGGCAATCCGCAGCCGGTCTTTGCGTATCTGCCTGAGTCAGATATTGGACGTCTGCAGGAACAGGTGGTAAGTCTGGGTGACCAGCTCACAGAGGCACAGTTGGCGCTTACAGAACAATATGAGTCCAATTTGGCACTGGCCGAAGAGGTAACCAATACCCAGCTGGCCCTGACAGAAATTTACGAGGGAATGGAGGTGTAAGGAATGGCAAGTTATATGGTAATTGTATATGCGGACCTTATTCGCAAGGGCAAGAAGACGATTGAACAGGTCCCGGAGAAGTTAAGGGTGGAAGTCGAGGCAGTACTCAATGCTTAGGCTGCTGCTCTTTTTATTATTGAGGAAGGAGGTGGATACCATGGCAGTCATCTATGCGACCCTGATTGTGAAGGGGAGGAAAACATTCGGACAGGTCCCGGATAAAATTAAGGACCAGGTGCGCCAGGTACTGATTGACCTGGAGTGTGAAGAACTGATTACTGAGTAAGGAGACATCATGGGCGAGATAATACAGTACATAGTTGTCCATTGGGTGGAGTGGCTGTTTGTTGCCATATCCACCTTTTTAGGCTTATGTTACCGGCAGATGGCAAAACGGCAGAAGGAGGAGAGCCGGAAAAATGCCGCACTTCACGATGGTATGCAGGCACTTTTGAGGGACCGTATCATACAGGCCTACAATCATTATCAGGACAGGGGTTACTGCCCTATATATGGCAAAGAAAATGTTAAGCGGATGTATGACGCATACCATGTCCTGGGCGGCAATGATGTGGCAACAGAGCTTAAGGACAAACTTATGAAGATGCCGGAGGAGCCGGCAGAAAGAGAGGAGTAGGATATGGATTTTGGAATAGCGAGTGTGGCAGGGATTACAGTGATTTGCTATCTGGCCGGGATGGCCTGCAAAGCATCCGCCAGACTTAGGAACGAGGTTATCCCGGTAGTATGCGGAGTGGCGGGGGCAGCCTTGGGAGTGGTAGGAATGTATACCATGCCGGACTTCCCGGCCCAGGATGTTATCAATGCGGTGGCCATTGGAATTGTATCCGGATTGGCTGCGACCGGGATTAACCAGGCTGTCAAGCAGCTTAAGCAGTAGTAACCATTTACCATTACATAGAAGGAGAGTAAGATTATGCCAGAAGTAAGAATGACAGAGCAGCAGCTGAATGACCATGTAAACAACAATCCGATGACTAATAAGCGTCCATTGACGGAGTGCTCCCATAAAGCGCCCTATGGCCCGGGGACTGGCAGGGAGGACCCGAGGGCACACGACCCGAAGCCTACAGACGATAAGGAGAAGTGGCAGCCAAGCAACACCCCGAAGCACAATTCCGACCAGGACCCGGAACACGGACCGGGTATGGAGTAATTTGTTGCGATATCGCAACTTGTGACGTCACAACTTTTCATGGCTTAGGGATGCCCCTGGGCCTTATTTTTTTGATGGAGGAAAACACTATGAGTAAAACAGCAACAGGATTAATACGGCACTGCAAGGACAAGCTGGGCACGCCCTACGTTTACGGCGCCAAGGGTGAGGTCCTTACCCAGGGAATTCTGGACAGGCTTGCCCGGGAGAACCCAGGCACATACACATCCACTTACAAGACCAAGGCGGCTAAGTACATAGGCCAGCGCTGTACGGACTGTTCCGGTCTCATCAGCTGGTATACAGGCGTTCTGCGTGGCAGCTACAACTATCATGATACGGCTGTGGAGCGGGTAGGCGTTGACCATCTGGACGAGTCTATGGTCGGCTGGGCGCTGTGGAAGCCGGGCCACATCGGGGTATACATAGGTGATGGTTGGTGTATTGAGGCTAAGGGTATCAACTATGGGACTATCAAGAGCCGTGTAGCAGCCACGCCCTGGCAGAAGGTGCTTAAACTGAGGGATATTGATTATACCCCGGTCCCAGTGACATACACCCAGGGTTTCCAGCCGGCCGCAGACGGCCAGCGCTGGTGGTATCAGTTTACAGACGGCAGCTATGCGGCCAATGGCTGGTACTGGCTCCGGGAGGCCACGGACGGCACCTGTGGTTGGTATCTGTTCGATTCCGAGGGCTACATGCTGACCGGCTACCAGGTGGACCCTGCCGGTGAAGCATTTTTACTCTGTCCAGTCAAGGGCAGCGACGAGGGCAAGTGCATGATTACGGATGCCAGGGGAGCTCTCCGGATTGCGGAGGAGTATGACATGGTGAATAGACGGTATGTGTTTACGTGGTAGGGCTTATAAAATGCCATAATTTTCCAGGGCAACTCTTTTTGTAAAAGGCATACAATGGTCTTGAAAGGAGGCGCATAAATATGGATGGAAAGCGAAACGATGAACCGCCAGAACCGGCGGAAGAGTACTCTGACGAGGAACTGTTGAAGGAGTTTGAAGCAGTTAAACGCATGACCGTCCCCTTACCCATCCCGGGTCCAAAGCCGGATGAGTTTGAGAACATCTGGAAGCGGATACAGGAAGGGAAGGAGAAAGAGAAGTAAGAGGAAGGCGGGTACCGGATGTGACCGGGCCCGCCTATTTGGTAGGCAGTGACTACAATTTGCCTACCCTGTACAAGTTTTGGTAAATGATAGTATAGGTTTATGTGTGCCAATATGTGAAAGTATTTCTCTTTATTCCATTTAAATAAAGGTTGTTTTATGGTACTATGTGCAAAAATATGTTAGTATATTTTTATGTGTTAACAAACGGTGCATGTCGAGTCGGTAATAATGATGCGGAATTGTGGCGCGAAAGGGAAATAGAGGGGTTAAACCACAAAATATAGTGGCTTTTGGCTTTTTAATAGATGTGAGACGGGGAAAAGAGGATATAGAGTAAAATTTTAGGTCAGCTAGATCAAAAAATGGCTGGCCTTTTTAATAGACAGAGTTTCGGCTATTTCCAACTTACCAGAGGGCGTATATAAGATCCTTTGGAAAGATGTTGGATGTTATCCATACTGGCAGAGGAAAGACGAAGTGGAGGATGTATTCTCGTGGTGGATAGAGGAGGCCATAGAGGGGCAGATGTGTTTGTTTGATATGCCGGAGTGGATAGATAACATTTAATAAATTAATGTCAATAATGGTTGAAAATTTTTTGTAATCGGTTGGTATATAATGGACATGTATAAGGCTGAGGCATTAGAAAATAGAGCTTCCATACAAATCCTCCAAAGGATAGAAGCTGGAAGATGATAGATTGAGTTTGGTTATTGATAATTCAGCAAGAGAACGTTCCATCAGAACTTTCTGTATCGGTAAAAAGAACTGGATGTTTCACGATTCCATTCAGGGTGCGCAGGCAAGCGCTGTCATCTACAGCATTTCGGAAACCGCAAAGCTCAATAACCTGAGACCTTATTATTATTTTAAGCATTTACTCACAGAGCTACCCAAACTCTGTGACGAAAAAGGAAATATAGATTCTGCGAAGCTAAACCACTTATTGCCATGGGCAAAAGAGTTACCGGCTGA